TACTTACTGTTTTTGTGATATTGAACACCAAATTTCCGGGGTTGCTGAATCCACGCATAAAAGCTGAATCAGGTTTATCTTTGTGCCGTCGTACGTTCCTGAAACCATGCTTACACTGGTCGGAAGTATCAACGTAAAAGCCCCGGTTACCCTTAGTGTGATTGTCTTATTTATGATCAAGTTTGAAAACGTAAAGGTCGTTGCACCTGTTAATGTTTTTGTCCTGATAGGCTTACCTGACCAGTCAATATCTGTTCCTGCTAATACCGCCGAACCCTCTACATTTAGGGCTGTCAAAGCACCTACTACGCTTGAAATATTATCAAAATTACGGTTCAGTTTATTTGCCAGTGCGTTTGTCATTGTGGTGGCAAAATTCGCATCATTGCCCAATGCTGCCGCCAGCTCATTCAACGTGTCCAACGTTGCCGGGCTACTGGCTACCAAAGCCGCAATTGCTGCCTGCACAAATGCCGCGTTGACTACCTGTGTCGTATTCGTGCCAGGTGCAGGGGTCGGGGTCGTGGGCGTTCCGGTGAACGCTGGGGAAGCCAGGTCAGCTTTTGACGCGGGATCAAAATTACCATCGTGCCAGAATTTTCTCCATGCAGAGTAAACTTTACCTGATGAATAACTGGAAGCTCTCCAATATATTTCATTAGTGTTATATACCTTGCATATTTGCATATTATAATTACTGCCTATTGAAGTGTTTATTAAACTAAAACCCCCAGAACCTACACCTTCAGGAAAATTAGAAAATGTTGCAGTTAAATGAACATTATCCGCTGCCTGATAACTACCATTATTTATTAAATCATTAGCATTTATATTCCCAGAATAACCGTCTGAAAAAACTGTATGACTTTCAAAATCAGAAGCATGTTTATTATCAACAGTATCAGAATTACCGCCATTTGCAGTCCTTGCATCAGTTAATCTGGCATCAGATATACCTACCTTTCCGGCCAGTGCGTTTGTCATTGTGGTGGCAAAATTCGCATCATTGCCCAATGCTGCCGCCAGCTCATTCAACGTGTCCAACGTCGCCGGGCTGCTTGATACAAGTGCCGCAACCGCAGCCTGGACAAAAGCCGTATTTGCAAGTTGTGTAGTGTTTGTCCCTGCTGCTGCCGTCGGTGCCGTCGGTACTCCAGTCAACGCTGGACTTGCCAAATTAGCCTTCAGGTTCAATGCCGTTTGTTGTGCAGTACTTACCGGCTTATTCACATCACTCGTGTTGTCAACATTACCTAACCCAACCTGTGCTTTTGTTGTATTATGGGGATTCGTTTGTGATGCTATGTGTGTTTGTATATTAGAATTCGCAGGCTCTTTCCCCGACAGTGCAGTGGTTATGGTCGTTGCAAAATTTGGATCATTACCAAGAGCCGTCGCCAATTCGTTCAGGGTATCAAGTGCAGCCGGACTGCTTGACACAAGTGCCGCAACCGCAGCCTGTACAAAAGCCGTATTTGCAAGTTGTGTGGTGTTTGTACCCGGAGCAGCGGTTGGAGCGGCTGGTATTCCCGTGAATGTTGGACTATCTTTGGCGGCCAATAACAACATTGCGGTTACAATTTTTGCCATCGTGTCATAATTAGCAGCAACACCGCCCCTAATTGTGGTAATTGCAGCCGATGCTTGAGCCGCATAGCCCGTCTTTTCTGCATCGGTAACAAATCGCCGGTTCGCAGTCTGGATAGCATCAAAAAAACGTGCCGATGTTCCATCTTGCTTCAACTGGAAGTACCCGCCTTCATCCTGATTCGATGTGCCAACCGTCCATGTTTCAGAAACTGGCTTAACCTGGTTATCCAAATATGCCCGGGTTTCAGTAATTTTTGCAGGATATAAGTACACTGGCCATGCTACGCCCTGAATCCCTGCGAACCGACACAAGTGGAATCCACTGCCATCAATTAAGCCAACTATCCCGGCACTAATATTGTTGCCGTTTACCGCACACCCCGACAAAATAAACTGCTGTCCGTAATCTCCGTAGAAACCATCCAGAACAGCATACATCTCATCCTGCATACTGATCCAGTCATCACCGAACCATTTCCTTACTCCTGGTTGTTGTACCTGTTTTTTCATGCTTGTGTTATCTGATATCGTTTACCTGCTATTTTATAATTGTTCACCCACTTTTCAACTTCGTAAATATTGACAGTTGCGGGAATGAAAACGTAAAAATCAATTTCCGATGATTGTAAAACCTCACCCTCAAGTGCAACTTTTACCGTATCTAAAGCCTCACTGGATAATGATGCGTTGACCCGGTATGATTCGCCGTCTTCTGAAATTAATTGCACCCAAACACCTAAGTCATTGTAACTTTTAACCAAAATATTTCCGTTTGCGCCAGTCACTTTTCTATTTAGAAGCGACTGCATTGAAAGTATCTGCCCAGTGATGTTGATCCGATAATAAACATCATCCCTCCATTCAATGAATGAATTGAAAAGTTCCTGAAGGGTAATAAATGGCCAATAAAACAGCTTTAGCCGATTCGGTTGCCTCTTATGGAATGGAAGCTGACGTGTTAAGTATCGTTGAAAATTAATTGTTATCATTGGCGGGCGTTTTGCATAGTTATTACTGAATTTTCGTCGAAGTTGAAATAACCGGCCTCGACTAAATAGCTGACATCAATGACCTGTGTTATTACACCTTGAGTTCCGGTAAGTGAATTCACTTTTGCAGTTTTAACACCAGGCACCTCAAGGATTGCCTTTACAAAGTCGCTGGAGTAAAACAACCCTTCAAATCCAAGTTCAAGCCTGAAAGTTTCAAGCCTGTCAATTACTGATTGCTGTACCGAATCTGGCAAATATGCCGGGTCATAATAAACCGTGATTTGGTAAGCAATTACATCGGCGGGTAAAGTTGTAATAGTGATTCCGGTACCGGCAAACTTCACATTTTCGATATATCGCTGAAATTGCAGGAACTCGCCATTAGTCAAACTCAGGGGGACAAGATTTTCAGCATCATCGTATTTAGCAACTTTCAGAAAAACACCGCCATCTTGCTCTGTTGCTGAAGCGTGTTTGATTATCTGGGCGGCTGTATCGATTATTGCATAAGTTAGAACGCCCTTTGTATTAACTGCCATCGAATAACCTAACTGAAAACCTTTTGCCTTATCAATATACCATTCCAATGATCCCGGCTGTTTATTCGCCAGCTTGGTTTCAACATCAACTTTTAAAATATCCATCACCAGCTCAAACAGATGAATGCTATAAGCAAAGACCCACAACCAAATTTTCCAATCAGCGGCCTCGCTAGTTGATGAAACTTCGGGGATGTATTCCGCTCTTTTGGCGGCTAGGCCATCATATATTTCTTGTGTCGTTCTTGCCATTTTATTCGCTTATTATCAGTTTTCCATCAAGTTCTTTTAATATCCGTTTGTCCTGATCCAGTTCATCGTAATTGATAAATGAACCGGGTATCAATGATTCAGAAATTTCAAAGTCAAATTCATTCTCAATCAATTGTGGGTTGAGCGATAGCAGCTGTTCAACAGCTTCAGCCGTTCCATATAGCTGAACCGCTACATCAATTATCGTTTGGCTCTCTTTTACTTCTATTTTCATTCGTTCACAAATTATTGCATAAAGTGAGGCACCACCGGGTACACATCGTAATAAGCATCAACCTCCAGTTCGCGAGCAGCGTTTTGCTTCACGCTGTTAACGGTCATTCCATCCTGTATAAACTTCCTACGAACAGTCCGGAGCATTGCTTCAGGAGCTTCATCGTTCAAAAAGTCGATAATCCCCACTCCAGTGGTTGGTGAATGCTTCAATTCACCCATACCCGTGAGGATCAGGTCGCGCTGATGAGCCACCGTACTTTCCACGTAATGCAGATCACCGCCCGTCAGATCAATATCACCATCATATTTTTGTCGAAAATCTTTCATTCATTTACTGGATTGTGGCTATTACCGGAACTGTTTGCGATTGTGTTGTCGGACTCCCGGCGGTAATAACACCGGAAACGGTTATCGTTTGGCTCTTTATGGCACTGATCACAGCATCAGCCAACTTATCAGCTACAGCATCAAGAGCATCTCCACGTTTATCATCAGACTGATTCATCACAGCCTCAAATGCCGATTTTATATCACCCTTTATTGCTGCTTTTACCAATGCCATATCTATCCTTCTAAAAAGTTATTTAATCGCTGTTTAATTGCCGTAAAATTTGCGGCATTGATTGGGACACCGCTCGGACCAACTCCGGTCGGAACGGTTAACTGAGTGATGGCGGTGATCAAATCAGTCAGTACTTTCTTTAAACCTTCGCCGCTCCTGGTCATGGTAAAACCTGACGCCGTTTGTTTCAATGTACTTTGGTCAGCTGTAATCAAAACCTGATCTTCTTGAATCAGCACACTTATTTTGTCGCCTTTTTTCAGTTCCGCTTTATCCTGGTCAATGGTAAGTTCCAACGATCCAGAGGACAGCAAAACTTTATCAACTTCAGAAAACATCGCAACATACAGTTCATTGCTATTGCCGATCCGGCCAACCAATACAAAACTGTCAAGCTTTGGAATAAAGCAAAACCCTTGTTTTTCGGGATCAATAACCGAACGAAGGCGGACATCGATGTACTTAATATCAGCATTAACTTCAACTGTGCAGGTAAACTCATCTTCGTTAACCTCCTTTACAATTGAAAGAAAAACCTGTTCGTTTCCAACAGTCATTTCCCTAAGTTTCCGCCGTATTTCTTCAGTTCGTGTTGTCATGCCTTTATCCCTAATTCAACCATCCTGCGGCCTCCATTGCGACCAAACTTCACTTCTGTACTTTCAATGAAATAATCACCGCTACGATCCGAATAAATTGGATCGGTAACCGCCGCCACCATGCCCGGTTCTGCAAACGGCACCAGGAACGTTTCAATTTTGCCACGGTATCCGTCAAAACTATACCGCTTCAGTTCCTGTTCCGCCAGTGCTTTCAATTGCCCGGCATCCTTTACATCGTAAAACCAAAGCGTTTTTGCTTCTCCACCATCGGCGCCAACCGAAGCCTCCAATTTCGAACCATTACGGTCATAACTTTTGGCTTCAACCTTCAGTTTATAATCATCCGCTTTGTAAAACTTCAGATCATCATCCTTGATCACATTGCCCCGGAGTTCATATTTAACCCGGTCGCCTTTTACCTGATAAGCTTTTCCGGCATATAACCGGCCTTTCAGGTCGAAATACACGGTGAGACCATAATCACTTTTCAATTTCTCAATCACCCATGCTCCGGTTTTGTTATCGACAATGGTATTCTTCAAAGTCATGTCGATAGTTTCGGGGTGAACCGTCGCGCCTGATCCGGCCAAAACATCAGTTAACAACTGTTTAATCGTTGTTTGGGCGTAACTTTTCTTCAGGGTAATTGCCCGGAGCTTCCAGTACCAATCTTCGCATTCAATTTCGAGGGGGACTGTATAATTTAACCGCTTAACGAATCCTTTGAATTCTGTCTTTAGGTTGCCGTCGTAACCAAGCTGAATAGTTACCGCATCGCCCACATTGATCTGTTTGGCAGTTTCGATAGACGTTTTTTCCTTACCCGTTTGTTTTAACACAGCAGTAACCGGCACTTTGATCACAGCGGTTGCATTCGCGGTTTGCGTGCTACGCTTAACCACCACATCGGCCACCGCTTTGAAGCTTGCCGAGCCTATTGTAATATTGCAACCCAGTGTAAACATTATTTTATCTCCAGTTCAAAATTCTTATCACTCAAAAGTGTTAGGATTATAACCTGCATGTCCTCATTTCCTTCCATTGCCGGAAAATCAAGGGTTTTAATTACGACTTTGTTGTCTTCCTGAAGAAAGTAATCGGTCACGGCACAATTCATATTGACACTTTCATTAATCTCCCAAAGTGTCACTAAGTCCAGGACATCATATTCTGGGTAGTCATCTCCCGAAAACACAATCATCAACTTTATTTCGTAATCATCAATACTGATCAATTCTTTTACCGATCCTTTCCGTCCAACCAAAGGCGTTTCAACAATTGTTTTTTTTGCAGTAATCGAAATAACTGCATCATTGAACTCCCAGATTGTACCATTGCTTTCAATGCTTACCGGCATGAAATACCATACTCCATTTTTAAACTTTCGGAGCGTGGCACCGCTAATGCTCTGTGTTGGGCGTTCAAATTCGGTTGACTTATCGAAAGGTTCAGCTTTACTTTTGCTTTTTCTCTTTATTAGCTCTGACGGGATAAATGGCGGTGCCTCGTACCCCTTTCCCGCAGCGTAAACCGACCCGGCTTTTTGCAATATGTCGAACGTTATGCTCATACATTCAGTATTTCGGCCAATGCCTTTTCAACCTCATTGCGCACTTGATCTGCTGCCAACCGTGGGCTGTCAACACCCGAGACATGTATTTCAATTTTATCGGTGAAGCGGTCAAAATGCACCGTTTTACCCTGATTATTGGTAGTATGATTCTGGCTATTATCATTGTTCAAAGAGTTTGTCGAATTATCAGCAGTCAGGGAGTTTGCCGAACTGGTATAATTATTTGCCGATTCCGTGACATTCGATAACAGGTTATTTTCTTCATGATTTGCCGTATTGGTGATGTGATTAACTTTTTGGCTTAAATCGGTAATTTGCTGTGAACTCTGATACAGCCGATTATCAAAATTCGAACTGTTTACTTTTTGGCTAAGGTCTGTAATCTGCTGATTGGCTTCATACAAACGGTTATCAGAAACATTTGTAGCTTCATTATTAACATGATTAACACTTTTGCTCAAGTCAGTTATTTGCTGTGAACTCTGATATAGCCTATTGTCGAAATCCGAACGGTTTACTTTCTGGCTAAAGTCTGTAATCTGTTGATTGGCTTCATACAAACGGTTGTCAGCAACATTTGTAGCTTCGTTATTAACATGATTAACACTTTTGCTCAAGTCAGTTATTTGATGCGAACTCTGATACAGCCTATTGTCGAAAGCGTTGTAAACCGACTCCAGTTTATTCGAATGAGATACTGGTGCATTTACCTCAGTGGTATTGATGTTATGCTGAGTATTTGCAACCGGCATTAACTTTTCAGCTTTGGAAATATTGGCGGCACCCAATGTCATCATAACCGGCAGAGCCGTTATGGCTGCTATTTTTCGCAAACTTCCGGCAATTTCTTCAACATGGGTGGCCATACTTATTACTGGCTTTTCGGTCGCTGAGTCTATCGAAACGGTCGGAGTGCCAAATTTGCTTGCGATTACGCTGTAAGCATTTGTCTGGCTATAATTCTGTGGAATACCTAAAGCAAGGGTATCATCCTTTTGATCTTTCTTTTTATTCTTACCCTGATTTAATTTTTTGAGTAGAGCATCAATATCTGATGATGGCATTGCGGATGCTGGCATTTCGGGCATTGAAGGAATTGCCATTTCGGCTTTATTTTCAGTCTTACTTTTTACCCATTCACCGGTCTTTTCATCTTTCACATAGCCCGCCTCTGTTTTGTCTTTTGCGAAGCCATCTATTCCTTTCTGATATCCGGACTTAAATTTATCGCCCAATTTTTTACCATTATCAATGGCGTTTTTCATCGCGTTGGCACCGCTAAGGTTAATCAGGGCATCCTTACCCTCCTGAAGCGCACCCTTGAAATCACGCTTGAAAAGTTTGCCAATAGCCGAAGCAATTCCGCCCAAACCTTTCAATATCCCAGTAATCCGGTCTATCACAAAATCTTTAAGTATATTTCCAAATCCTTTTATTACCTCCCAAATCCCTAATATTGCTCCCCTGAATTTTTCGGAGTAGTTCCATGCTGCGACAAAAGCAGCAATCAAGGCCATAATTCCAACTACGATCCATGTAATTGGGTTAGCCAATAATGCGGTATTGAGTCCCCACTGCGCGGCTACCTGTGCCCATGTAGCTTGAGATAACAATAATGTTTTTGCCGCAAGTATACCATCCCATGCCACAAGTAACCCATATTGAATAGTAAGCCGGTTCGACCATGCCCAGTTAATTGCCAGTACAGCCGCCAGCCCACCAAGCAAAGTAGTTAACCCTACAATCCACGGGTTGCCCTCCTGAATCTTTGCAGTCCACCAGTTCCATGCAGTGCTTACGGCATCAACTACCACATAAATTCCCTTGAATAAACCAATGGTCATATCAAGAATAGGATTGAGAATAGCATTGATTACGCTTCCCAATCCTAAACCAGTGCCGGTTATATTGCTCCAAATTTCTTTCAGTTTATTGGCTGGGGTGTTTGTTTGGTCAAGCGCTGACTGCAATTCACCAGTAGCATTTCCTGTAGCATTCATGGCTTCCTGCAACTTATTGGTTTCATTTGTTAAAACCGAAAAAGCTTGCTTTGCCTGTTGATCCTTTAACCCAATACTCTCGAAGAAATCAGACTTTTGTCGGTCGCTCATCGACTTGGTGAGAGAACTTAATTCTTTCATTATATCGGCCAACCCGCGCATTTTCCCGGATTGGTCAAAAACAGCAACCCCGGCAGCTTTCAAACCTCCGGTTATTTCGCTTTTACCCAATGCACTGAAGGCATTTTGCAACAACATAGTACTGTCAGCAGCGTTATTGCCCTGCCCGGTCATATAGGCAAAAGCGCCGGATACTTCTTTCCACGTAACACCCACATTCTTACCGGAAGCAATCAGTCCCGGAATGTTATTGGCAAAATCAACAAACTCACCAGCCCCAACGCGCTTGGCTGCAAACAGTGTATCCATCACTTCAGCGGCGGTTGCTTTACCTTCGCCAATTGCCGAAAGCGATTGAGCAGCCGCTCCTGATACGATGTCGATGTCGGTAAAACCAGCTTTTGCACCTTTTAACGAAATGCCCAGAATGTCGGTAGATAGTTTCACATTATTGGTTTGTGAAAGTATTTTTTCGTAGGCCGTTGGCACCTTAGACAAATCAGCCCCGGCATTAACCGCTAATTTTTTGATGGTTGATCCAAGTTTGTCCAATTCATCTTCAGAAAGCCTGGCTGTTGTATTTATTTTGGCCATGCCCGTTTCCCAGCTTATACCCAGTTTGCTTACAGCAGCGACACCGGCACCAGCCAACACTAAAGGGTTGGTCAAAAGTCCTACTCCTGGTATTTGGCTAAAGGCATCCTTCGCGTAAGTTTTGAATTTACCTCCAGTCGTACTTTCAAGCCGTTGAACCTGATTGGTAAGTGAATTGATTTCGCGGTTATACTGCCTTATCTGTTGAATATTCTCAGGATTGATCAATTCACGTTCCTGCTGGAGTATATCAATTTTTTGCTTGAGATTACCTATGGAGTTGCCAAAATCAGCGGTCGTGCGTTTCAGCGCATCGGTTTTCTCCTGAAGCTGTACAAATTTCTGTACGGTTTCATAAGAAGTTCCGGTAAGCTTTTGAAGCGTACCGGAAGCCCTATCCTGCATTTGAATGATATATTCGTAAACTCCAGGCATTTATTTTATTTTGGATTCAAATGTTTTTCGAGCCACTCAACGTCCTTGGCCATCATCGCCCATTCGTGATCCGACAGTTTGTTTGGATCGGTGTACAAGTAGTGCCTGATAAGAGTGTTTGTTTGTCTCAGGTAATCATTGCCCACATCGGCGGTGGCCTCTAGTAGTTTTTTAAGGTGGCGGTTTTTATTTTAATCAGGTTTCCCAATATGGCATTTGCCGCGAGGAACAAGTCATCGTTAGTCTTAATGTGTTCATCGCCGCCGAGCCAACAGTTTTCAAGGATCAGCTCGCCAAACCGGATCGGGTCTTTACCACCGACTGCGGTAGCCATCGAGATAACTTTGCGGCTAGGTTTTTTTAGGTAAGCCCTTACTATTGTTGCTTCAATTTTGAGCATATTGGCTTTTAACTCGACATCTTCCGGCGTGTCACCTTCAGGAACAACAAATTCAGCCACATGATCTTCAGCATCCTCTTTCTCTTCGAAAATTTGACCATCGTAAGTTTTAAAACTGGTTTCGATCTCAAGGATTTGTACTTTGCCATACAGTTTTTCCCAACCGGCAATATCCTCCGGTGTCGGATTGGTAATATTTTCTTTTTTCATTTAAAATGGTTTTGATTGATGGATAAATGATGATTAATTGGTATTTAATGACCGGGGTTGCAGGGGCGCAAAACTCACGCCCCTGCCATTCCCGTCATCTATCAAACCAACTAAACTTAAATAAAAATGAAGTATTCTTTATGCTGGCACAATGTCCAGACAAATAAACGGAAGGTTGTATTCACCGTTCTGATCGCCTTGCTTCATTGCTTCCTCACTTTCGGTGAATTCACAAATCTTGCAAATGTCAGTTTTCATCACTCCTTCGGTTGTCACGTATGAAAATACGATGTCAAAACCACGCATGTCCAGAATGTCACCTTTTGGTGCGGCATCTTTCAATGCTTCCAATTCGCTTTTCAGAATGGTAATTTCACCTTCGTACTTTTTATTCCCGCGTTTAAAACCAACAGGTTTGTTGCCACGGGCATAACGCAACTCTTTGGTCTGGCTTTTTTTGTACTTGATAGCCAAAAGCCCGGCTATGTTTTTGCCCAGGAGAATGACATTAACGTCGCTCCATGCAAATTCTTCGGAGTTAAATACTGCTGACATTATGCGCTTGTTGCGGGGTTAGTGAATCCAAGATTAACCTGAATGGTTTTAGCGTAGCCCACCGGAACAATCGATAAGTTGACCACCAGCTTTCCGGTGCTGAGAATATTCTGTGAAGGATCGATGAAGGCACTCATGCTGCTGATTTCGCCGTTGCCGGTCATCGTATTGTTGATGGCATTGGTAATCTTGCCTTCGTAGTATTTCACCACCCCCGGATCGAGTTTTCCATCGGTATCGACAGCAATTTCGTCCATGATCTCGGTGATGTAAGTGTCGTAAGCAATCAACATGGCTTTGTCGATTACCCGGCGGTTTGCAATTGTGCTGAAATCATCATCCGTACTGGAGCATGTATTATCAACACCCCAATAAAGTCCTGATCTTTGAGGGTAAGGGGTCATTACGATCCACCCCTTTGTATCAAGGCTATCGGCCACACCACGGGTCACTTTCGTACCATCGCTAAAATAACCGGCTGCAATTGGAATTGCTCCCGTTTTCACCCTGCCGGGCTTACGCATCACCGGATCGGCAGCCAACCTGCCCAACAATAACCCAACACCGGCAGACTTATCTGCCTTATCGCTGCAAATCACACCAGCAACACGGTTAAAACTGAGTCCTTTCAAGTCCTCAATATCCCCGGCATCACCTTTAAAGTCGCGACCTTCAATAATACCGACAAAAGGCTCCATAACTGAAGCCCGTGAAATGGCTAAAGCCTCCAAATTGGTAAGGGCTGCAATAACATCATCATCAATACCACCAACGTAGGTAGGTACGAATAACGCATCAGGAACACGGCAAACACCAACCAGACGGATAGTGCCACCTCCAGCATCGAGCAATAATTTAGCGTAAGCGTGAAGACTAGCTGCATCGCATATATCTTCCATTGTTTCGGTTTTGGCAACTACCATCACCCACAGTTCGGCACCGTCACCGGCTACTTTATAGAAATCGGCCACTTGCTTGTACGCATTGGTCGTATTCGCAGTATCGTATTCAGCATTTAGCCCGGCATCTTTCACCTCGTCGATGGAAAAGAATTGCTTTGCCACGCCCAGAGCCCAGCCAGCAGACGGAGCAGCCGTGCCGCTCACGATCAGTCCGGCAATGCCGTCATTCAATGCTGTAACACCTCCGATACCGCCGTTTTTAACGACAACAATCACTTCAGGTAAACTCATGTTATTTGAATTTTAGAATAATCAAAATAATTAATATCAAAATTGCCCCAGTCCCAATTCCAGCAAGCCATAATAACCATGCGGGTTTCTTGACAATTACCTTTTCAACCGTATTGGTAACTTTTATTTTTTCATGCCGTTCTTTCCACTTCAAGTAAATGGAAAGGCTATCAACATGAGCCTTTACAATCCAAACACCTGAATCAAAAGTTGCGGACTGGGTAACCTTGTCCCCGGAGGCAGTCTCCATGCCAGTCATTATTACATGGTTCAGCGAGTCGCATTCGAACCAGGCTTTTAAGACCGACGAATCAGCCGGAAGAAATACAATACTATCCTTTGGGACTTCGGTTACAACCCTTACGGTGTCTGATTGAACCAACCGTGGGCGCATGGATGCGCACCCGGTCAGGATCAGCAATAGGGACAATATGAGTACAGAGTTACGCACTCTTCTTTTTTTGTAGATTGGGGACAAGCCACGAAATCAAGCTGTCAAGCTTCCCGAATACAGTATCATCCTTTATCGTTGGCGTAAGCCTGACCAATATTTTAATGAATGCGAGTAACCCAAACAATAGCTCCGCCCAATTCGATTTTAAAATGTCGAGCCAACTGGATGTAACCTCAATTGGTTTTATCAAATCACCGTTTGCATCTCTTAAATCACCAACAACGGTTCCGGGATCATCAGTCAAAGAAGTGGTCGAGGCATCGTTTAACTGATCAGGAATTGCATTCTGAGCATACAAAGAAGCTCCGGCACTCTCAAGCGATTGATCAGGCAAGGCAGCGACTTCCGGCATAGTAACTAAACTGTGGGGGATATCGCCCGCCTGACTGATTTCTACTACAGCTTTTTGCTGTTCATTGGTCGCATAGACCTTCGACTGCATGGCGGTGGCTACCACAACCAACATCAGTCCGATAATAAATTTCATTTTCAAACTTTTCATATCAATTTTAAATTAAGTGTTAAACACGATTCATCCATCCGTAAAAAAATACCTCCTGATTTTCCGAGTTCCGGCAAATCTCAACGTATCGCTGAAACTGCAACCCGTTCATTACCTTCAGAAGTGTTTTGACAGTTCTTTCCTGCGAACGCCCAGGGTAATTAGCCGTGAGCATATAGGCATCGTAAGACCTTAGCGTTTTATCGCCCAAGTCCCCATCATCAAGAATATTACTGTATATCTTTTGATTGTTGTTGAGCAAATTCAAAGCTTGCTGAAAGTAACGCGCTGCCGTTTTTGCCCCTTGGTTCACAGCCGTATCAAATATTTCTTCAGCAATTGCATATACCGGTATTTTATCGAGGCTTAAAGCCATCCAAAACACCTGATAATAGAACTGGTAAACGCATTTTTTCAGATCGGAATCTCCCGACAAAACTTTTGAAAGCTGCATTTTATCCGTTTGTGCCTTGATCCGGTCGATAATCGCCCAACCTTCCCATTTCGGGAAATTGTTCCGGCTAATGCCTTTCCAGGTTTCACCGCCACGGTCGTTAGGATCGTTTGAATAGCTACCCTCAAACCCGATCAGCTTATCGAATGCACACAAGAAATACTCTGTCATTTCCCAATATTTTTACGTGGTGCGTTTTTCTTTTTAGCCGATGACGATGCTTGTTCCTGTTTCTCTTCAGCGGCTTCAGCTTGTTCCGTTTCGGCTACTTTCTGAAGTTCACCGTCTTTAAGTTCAAAAACATCACCAGACTCAACATCTTCAACAGTATCGCCTTCCTGCAATTCAATTTCTTCAGCTTCTTCGACCTGAACTTCGTTATCTTCAGGTTTCCCGTCTCCACTTTCCGTCACATCGGTTTCTGAGTCAGAGATGACCTCTTCAGGTTTCCCATCACCGGCATTCAGGCTTTCGGATTCATCATCATCATCCGGATCATCCCGGTGTTTGATTTCTACAACCGATCCAGTGTGATCTGCATAAGCTTGAGCTTCATCCAGATTAATGAAAGGAATATCGTTAACCACGTAAAGCTCCTGGGCGGCTGGCCGCCGGTCAAAATATCTTTGGATTTCTTTTTTATTCATGATTACTTGGTTAGATTGGTGATGAACTCAACTACCAGGGCGGCGGCACCGCCTATAATTGCAGCCCATATTTTCACCTTTGTTTCAATTACAGCTATCCTAACTTCATGCGTTTCCTGTTTGCTTCCAATCTCTTTAAGCGAGCCGGTCAACTCCTCCACTTTTCGGTAGGTAACTATCAGAAGCTCCCGTTGGCTGAGTTTTTGTAAATCAATGTTATCCTGTTCGCTCATGGGTAAGAGTTAAAAAATACCGGGGCTATATTAATTTACCCCGGTATTCGGGTATTTAGAAAAATGCAAAAAAGGTATCTGATTAATACTCTGCCGTTCGGCTGTGTAGTACATATTTGTTTTTGACGTAAATAAACCCCCACATTCGGGTTTTATTGGCTGCTATACTGTCGCGGTTTGCCTGCAATCCGGTACTGAAAGTGACATACCGTTTGGTTGCATCGGCACTCACTTGAAAATAAACAATATTGCAAGGGAGCGAGGTAAGGGTATTGACCTGAAAAACCTTGTTTTCAGCAACCGGTACCACGTAGGCACTGGCCGAATACTTTGGTGTAAAGATCAGGGTATCATTCGCTGGTGTTACCTCATACAAGGCTTTAGAGCCATAAGGAACAACACTGGTCAGTTTTTGAGCTTCGGTAACAAGTACCGAAGCAATCAAAACAACTAAAATTAAAACTATCCGTCTCATGAAAAAAATCCTTAAATTGGTTAACTAAACACGACCGTCGTAAACGACACAGTAATCTCCCCACGCAACGCAGGTGTCAGCTTTCATTTTCATTTTGAAGAAATACTTCTCACCGGCATTCGTAAGTTTGTCGATAAGAATTGCATCCTGGTCACTTGAAAGGCCAATACCAACCCACCAGTTTGACTCCTGATCCATATTTGCAATAGTGCAAATAATCAGGTTTTCAGGCCATGAGGCCAGTGTTACAAGCTTGATGCCTTTGTAAACTTTTTTGCTGATTTCGCTTACATCAACACCCTTGGTTACGAGGGCAGTCAATGCTTCATCGTATTTGTCAAAATCTTCAATACTCATGAAGATTTTCAGGTCTGTATGATTCCTGAGTGCTTTTGGGACTTTGGCTCTGATGGCTTTCAATTTATCAAAGATGTTCTCTTTGGTAATTGCAACCGCATTGTCAAGTTCGATCTTGTCAGGATCGTTCAATACCCGGTAAATGATACCATTGAAAAGTTCTTTTTTACCGTTACCCAAAACACCATTTACAAAATGGTCACCGAGTTCAAATTTTACAGTTTTAGCCAATTCAGCCAACATCGCATTTTGAACATTCACAGGCAATTCAAGAAACACAAGATTTCCTTTAGGCTGATATTGCCTCCACCACTTTGCGAAAATTTTAGGGTTGAAAGTTGTAAAAGCCATAAATTCTTCTGGCTTCAAATAGCGCTCGTCCGCGCTAAAAGTCCCTTCAGCATCTTCATCGGTAGGCTGTTCAACAACTTTCTGAAGTACTTCCCCAATACGAATGCGTGGAATTGTGGTTTTTTCAGAAATTCCGACTTCCATGTGAACGTGACCACCTTCGACCAACTCATTGGTGGTTGATGCCCTGGTAAGTAATGCCTCTACGACCTCAGCCGTATAAATAGTCTCAATAGTAACTGGCATAATTATTTGTTTTTAAGGTTGTTTCTAATTTCTTCCTGTCTGGCATCCCAGGCACCCAATTTAATGTCACCCTTATCATCCTTGTCGCCGAGTTGAATAACCCCGGTCATTCCGTCAAGGATTTTCTTGGTACGGTCAAAATTGGCTTCAGCCAAAGCCAGATAATCTTCTTTTTGGCTGGCAGTAATCTTTTTGGCTGCAATAGCATCATCAACCAGTTTGATGCGGGTTGATTCCAAAGCTGCCGTTTCGGCATCCTTATAGGTTTTCAATTCACCTTCCAACCGTGTTTTATCGGCAGTTAAAGTGATCACTTGTCCGTTCAGGTCAGAAAGTTTAATGGCATCTTGTGCCGATTTCTGAACTGCCAACAAAATATCGGCTTCCGAAACACCGTCCTGAAGCTTTAATACCTGAGCAATCTGTTCACGTAAATTCATATCTAAATTTTGAGAATTAATGTCCCTGAGTAGTGGTAACATGTGGTTGCTGTCCCGGTCGCTAAGGTTAATGTCAGCACCGTATTCATCCTGCAACCGCAGGGCATTCCGGTTTGAACCGATATCGACCAACGAACATTCCATAAGAAGCGATTGAACAACAGTTGGACGGGTCTGTCCTTTGATAAGCACTGACGGATCATCGCTGGTAGTAACTGCACGAAGCCCTGCGCTAACCATATTGATGATACCCTTTTCAACCTTTTTCATCAGCGAAACGGCAAACTCATCATCTTCATCAAATTCAAGGTCTGCAATCAGTTTTTTGCCATCGCGGCGAAGATTCACCCATTTACCAATTGGAAGCGGTTCGCGGTTTTTATCCCAGCCGCATGAACGGGCATGTACCCATAAGGCGATTGGGTTCTTTTCAAACAAGGTGGTATCAATGCCATCGGTCAGTACCCTGAAACCGTAGCTGTTTAATGACTCATCTGAAAGTACGAATGTGAATGTTTTAGCCATGCAATTCTGATTAATTTTTATCGCTTCTGCGTTGTTTGAAAGCTCAAAAGTCAATCGAAAAAACACGCCTAACAAGCAAAGTTGCAACCCTTTCAAACAAAAGTGCAAGCCTTCCAAATCTAGTTTCGAACCCGGTTTCAGATCGTGACTTTTGCTGTTTTAACGACACAAGTATCATGGCAAAAGACCGCGAGCGCAAGACCGCACGTATACTGTTTGTAGAACAGAGAAAAACCGCTAAGGAAATCTCCCAGTTGCTTAATGTGAGTGAGAAAACGCTTTCAGGCTGGATCAATGCTGATGATGAACTTTGGAAAAAGGAGCGTGATGCGCGCAATACGTCGCCAACGCAACGCATTTCGAATATCGAAAACATCATTTCTGGTTTGGCCGAGGAACGCATCCAGTTGAGCCGTGAGTTGGTCAAATCTGAAAAAGCCGGTGACCTTGTAAATGTTTCAGAGATACGAAAGAACATCTCGAAGCTGGATGATGCTGTAAGCAAGTGGAACAAAACCCTGCGCGACATCAACAAAGAGGCTAAAATTCCGCTGGCAACTTATCTGGAGGTCATGCAAAGTATTTTCGAAGCCCTTCAGCACTACAATCCAAAGCTTTTCATGCAAACGCTCGATTTTCAGGAAAAGCACATCCATGACGCTTCCCTAAAACTCAGCATGTAATGCGGATAGCAGACAAACAGGCAAAGGAGCGGTATCTTGAGCGGCTGAAGGTCATCAAAGAAGGAACGGCAATAAACCCTTTTGAAACCCCGGAAGAAAAAAAAGCAATTATTGACCGGCTCAAAAAAGACCCGGCATTCCTGTGTGAGTTCATATTTCCACACTATGCCACCTCTAAGCCTTCATGGTTTCATATTCGACTTGCAAAGGCTGTACTTAAAAATAAAAAGATTCGTCGCCTGGTACGATGGGGGCGCGGACTTGCTAAATCAGTCTGGTGCGATACAATTATTCCGATTTGGTTATGGATTAATGGAGAATCAGTTTACGAAGTTATTGTGGCCAACAACCTCGACATGGCAGAAACGCTGCTTTCTGATGTTCAGGCTGAATTCGAAAGCAACCAACGGATCATACACTATTTTGGAGATCAGGTTTTGCGTGGCAGTTGGGAACAAGGCGATTTCCAAACAAAAGACGGCAGATTTATTGGCAAAGCCCTTGGGATGGGTCAAAGCCCGCGCGGTTTGCGTAAAGGGGCGATAAGGCCGAATTATATTGTTTGTGATGATCTTGAAGATGAAGAAACCGCCGTCAACCCGAAACGCCAGGATAAAGTTATTAAATGGATCGAAGGTTCATTGTTAAAGACAATGGATGGCGACACCCGCCGCTACTTACACCCAAACAATGACCCATGGCCTCGAAGTATTCAAAACCAACTTGAGAAAAAACACCCTAACTGGGACTTAGATTTAGTTGAAGCCTACAACGAAGAGACTTTTGAGCCTGCATGGCCGGAAAAATACGATAACAATTATTACAAGGAACTGGAAACCGATGACGGTTCTATATCATGTCAGGCAGAGTATAACCACAAAAAACTTATAAAAGGCAAAATCTTTAAAGATGAAATGATCCAGTGGGGAAAAAGACCGCGTATGGATCACTTCAAACACATCGTAGGGTTTTGGGATGTCGCCTATTCTGGTGAAAATGACTACAACGCAGTTAAATGCTGGGGGCTAGACGGTTTTAATTTTTGGTGCTTCAAAGCATTTGTACGTCAGTGTCAAATGGAGGATGCCATAAGGTTCATGTACGAATATGAAAAACTGCTTCCCCAAAAGGTTGTTATGCACTGGAGGGTTGAAGAGCAATTTTGGAACAAGCCAGTAATTGATGCTTTAAAATTGGTTGAAATGGAATATAAACGGCCTTTAAACATTGTGGTTTCTGAAAATCCAAAGAAAGCCGGGCAAAAATACAACCGCATTATCAGGCTCCACCCATACTATCAAAATAGGCGCATTTATTACGATGAAGCTGAGTTCGCGAATAACGATATGAATGAAGGATTGTACCAACTTAAAGGGATTGAACCGGGCTACAGTACGCACGATGACAGTCCTGATGCTGACGAACAGGCCATTTCGTACCTGTCGCAATTCGTGGTTTACGAAGGCGAAAAACGCAACGAGGTAAAAGTTCACAAAAAACGCAGAAATAACAGGATGTAACGTAGGGGCGACCCTTTGTGGTCGCCCTCTAAAAATAACCATAACATGCCATTCATTACAAAAACCGACCTGTCACAGGACATTTATACCGAAATCCTTTCGGGCATCACACGTGCCGATGATACGAAGATAGCAACCGCTTGCAGCGAAGCCCAGGACGAAATTAACGGCTACGTGTGTACCCGTTATGACAGCACCGACCTGTTCAGCAAAACCGATGAAGCGCGAAACAATACAATACTGGCCATTGCCCGCACAATAGCCATTTACAAGCTTCACAAAGCCTGTAATACCATGCCCGAACTGATCAGGCTGGAGTACGAGGATGTAGTAAAACTCCTGGATAAAATACAATCCGGAAAATTCATTTTAGAAGGCGCTAAACTGGTAGGGCAAACCGAAACCGAAATACCAACAACCCAGATCAGCCGGTCAGGAAACACAAAAAGAAACAATTACATGTAACCATTATGGCAACCAAAGCAGCAGAATACGCAATCAAAATAGCATCGTACGACCGCACGAACAAAGATATTTCGAAGTGGAAACAAGCCCTTAAATCGGCTGAAGACCCCGACTATCCCGACCGCTCGAAACTCATGAACCTTTATCATGACATCATGCTCGACGGTCACCTGACGGCCATTACAGAAAAACGGATACTCAACATTTTGAATACTCCGCTGATCTTTCAGGCTAAAGGAAAAGAAAACGAGCTGGTTGCCGACCTTATCGAAACTGAAGCATTTGAAAATTTGCTCCGGTACATTATCGAATCAAAGCTGTACGGTTATTCGTTGTGTTGGGTCGATATTACCCAACCTGGAGTGAGCACGCCAAAGGTAACCCTGATTGACCGCCGCCACGTGGAGCCAACCCGGCATAAGTACAAATACAAGGAAAGTGACTCGCTGAATGCCGGAATAGATTACACCCTTCCACCTTACCCGCCATACACCCTAATCGCTGGCCGTGAAGATGATTTGGGATTGTTGCTGAAGTGTGCGCCTTATGTGATTTACAAGCGTGGAGATGTTGGTGATTGGGCAACCTTCTGTGAAATATTCGGCATCCCGCTCCGGGTCGGAAAATTCCCGGCTCATGACAGCAACGCACGGAAAGAGTTAAATGAGGCAATGGACGAGACCGGGTCGGCCAACTCAATCACCATGCCTGACACGTGCAGCATCGACTTTGTAGAAAATAAAACTTCACAAAGCGGCAAGGGGGTGCATGAAACTTTTGCAGACTGGTGCAACAACGAAATGAGTAAAATCATTTTGGCAAATACTATGACTGTTGATGCCCAGGGAGGAAACTACAAAGGCGAGGTACACGCCGAAAGTGAAGAAGGTATTTTTGAGGCTGACCGGCGGTTTGTCATTCGAATATTAAATACCCAAGGGTATAATCTTCTTGAATTACACGGATACAATCCGGGGGAAGGGTCATTTAAGTACGTTGATGAAGATTCAGTCCCAATGAAAGACCGTGTTGAGATTGACACAAAACTGAATGACGTTATAGAGATTGATCCGGAATATTTCTATGACCGTTATAATGTGCCACGCCCTAAAACAGGAGCAAAAGCACGGGAGCCAAAGGCAGCGGCAACACCGCCAAATGCAATACAAAAGCTATCGGATTCAAACGATGGCTTTTTAAAACGCCTGGCTGATTTTTTCGCCTAAGCCCCGGTCGTGATCCCGGGGCGATCATAAATTTATATGATGGGCTGACTGATGATACAATTACATTAGCCGAAGGTGATTCTGATTTTATTGATTCGCTCATTGATCCGGTATTGAATGATATTTACAAAGGCGTTGCCACCACTATCCCATACGAACTATACCAGTTCACCGCTTACGGACTGTGGCAGTCATATAAAAAAGGGTACGGAAAAGAGCTATATGGCGCGGACTGGACGGTTAACGATACAGAGTTGATCAACCGTGTGCAAAACAACTTCTTTTCGTTCAGCGGGGCTAAATCGTTCGACGAAATGATGGCTTTGCGCGATGCGGTTTATCAGGACGGCAAGATTGTGCCGTTCAGCAAATTCAAAGAAAAGGCTTTCGGGATCAATAAAAAATACAACGGCCAATACCTCGAAGTTGAACGGCAGCAAGTGATGCGCGCCGGAACGATGGGAAGTCTGTGGGTTGATATTGAAGCCGATAAAGACCGGTACCCATATCTGAAGTATGTTACCCGCGAAGACAGCCGTGTGCGTGAAGCCCACCAGTCGTTGAACGGTTTGATTTACCCGGTCGATGATTCGTTTTGGAACTCATATTATCCACCAAATGGCTGGCGTTGCCGTTGCACCGTTCAAAAACTGAGCGAACGCGACTATAACCACCAGAAACCAAAAGACCAACCCGACAGCGAACAGGCGCAAAAAATTGCAGGGAAAACCACGCCCAAAGAATTCCGCAATAATGTGGGTACTTCGGAGGTGTTTACCAAAGACGGTCACCCTTATTACAAAGCCAGTAAAGATGCCGCTGAAAAGCAACTATCGGCCACCAAGCACTACGGAATGCGCACTTCGGTTGAAGTGTATAACAATCCTTCGAAACTGGCCAGTTATCAGGGTAGCATTACCAACAGGCAGGATTACGAAAACTTGTGGAAAGAATGTCAGGGAGCGAACGGAACGTTTACTCTGACCGACAAACGGCTAGATATTACGGCCAAATTCGACCAAGCACTTAAACAAAAGATGTTGGATAAAGACCGATACCAGTATTTTGATGAAGCGGCCAATGTCTTCGGAAAACCTGATGAAGTGTGGGGCATTTTTAAGGGGGCAAAAACACACCTCGGAAAAGAGTTTTTCAATACTTACATCAAATACTATGATGATAAGCCAATTGTAATGTTGGTAAACAAACAAGGTAGGGTTGATAGCTTCTATAAGCTGGAGTCAATAAAACAGGTTGAAGATTTCAGGGTGGGAGTATTAAAATACAAAAAATAACCTTTTACGTCGCTCCCTGAGGTGTTCAGCCCCTCGCGGTTTCCAAGGTTATTTTTTTTGATGTAACAAAGTTAAGAACTTTTAAATCAAATACAAATGGCTCGCGACCTGAAATTTTTAGCCGATGATATGCGCCGTAATGCGACTGAAGTTGATAAGCTGATGCGCGATGCTCCCCGAATTATTGCCGGTGCTGCCGTCAAAATGAAAGATGCCAACTTTTCAGCCCAGGGCTTTATTGAAAATGGCAAAGTGGTTAGTAAATGGCCGGCACGTAAAAAAGAAACAACCCGGACTGAAGGCAAACGGATTTTACATGGCATTGGCACTATGCAGGACAGCGTGAAATCGAGAATTGCGGGTAAACGCATCAGCTTAGGGGTCGATTTAGCCAAAGTGCCTTATGCCCAAATACACAACAAAGGTGGAAAAGCAGGGCGTGGGCTTAAGACCGAAATACCCGAACGCAAATACCTTGGTTATACCATCGACATCGAAAAGATAACCGAACGCGAGTTGGCCTACCGCCTCAATAAAATTTTCAACTCATAACTTATAATCATGTTCACCATTTACCAACAGATAGCCAACCGGCTAAGAGATAAATTAAGCGATCTTCATGCCATCGACTTCGATAACGGACAGTTGGCCGATCCGGAGAAAGCCTACCCTTTAGACTATCCTGCCGTACTGATCGATTTGGAGCAAATTGACTGGAAAGACGAGGCTCTGAAAATACAAAGCGGCAAAGCGACCATCAGCATTACCATTGCTGTGTTGCCAGTAAACCAAGGCCGTCAGGATTCGCCAACGCTGGGTAAATATGTCCAACAGATGGCAATAATTAATCAGGTTTATACAGCACTGAAGGGTTATGCCGGAGGTGATCCGCTTCCTGATCCTGAGCTAGTCGAAGGGGAACCAGTTGAAACCGGGGTGAGTTTTGCACCACTAACGCGCATCCGAACCCAGAGGCAAAAGCGGTACGATCAGCTTCAGGTATTTACACATACCTTTACAACAAGTTTTAAAGATAGTACCGCCCAGCCTGTTTATACCAAGCCACACACGAGTATTAAACCATCAATAGAATTAGAATAATGTGGGTTCCATTGCCCTTTGATGTCGCATTTTGGTTAATTCGGCCTTTGCGTTAAAGCCCAGGTATTCATTAAAAGTGCGGAAGCTGATTTTGTAGGTAGGGAATATAATGGTTTCGTAAACGTGTTTCTGGGTCACACCTTTCTCTTTGTGTTCGAGAGTAATTTTTTGAATGTCAACCATGCGCTGAAGTATGTTGTTGCGGTTATAACTCATTTGTTGACTTTTGGCTTTTGACAAAGATAACAGCCACGTGCATATATGTCAAGCAAAAAAATAAGGGTTACCCATTGGGCAGCCCTTATTTTTGAGTAAGTCAATTATTAGATTTACTTCGAGTTCAAAATCATAAGTGCATTGGCTAATTCATATGTTTCTTTAAATCCTTGCTTTTCTGGTTTAGATAAACTGAAATCTACATTACCCGAATCACCTTCTAACCTAACCTTTATCTCTTTATCAGCATTCATACCTATTAAATCAAAATTTGTAATTTCCCTTTTATAGGTCACATTTTCCAACACATAACCATCTCCAACCTTCCTTACGTTGTTTTTATCACTGATTGAAACCACTTGCGAAGGCATTTTATTATCATTAATTAAGGTAAAAAAATGTGTGTGGTTTAGCCAATCAGAGCCAATATAAAAACTTGTCACATACTTACCTCCATCACTATTGCAATAACAAGTAAGAATGCCTTTCTTATTCATTTTTACAATATTGTCGTTTGAGAAATTCTTATGTGTATAAAATCCAATCTTATTGAACTCATCGTATTGATAGTTAAAATGTGATTTTAAACTATCAACTCTACGAGTAGCATCTTTTTTTAGTTCATTGGCCATGTTATACTCAGGATTCACAGCAGTCTGGATACTGGTTGTAGAACTTTGTTTATCATCCATTAATGAACCAACTATTCCGAGTACAATAACAACTCCTAAAACTATTCCAACTATTTTAAAATACTTTTTCATTTTGATTGATTTTTGATTTTGAATAACAAGTGTTAAATATAAAAATAATTAATTATCGCCAGACTATTTAATTTTCTCCATTTTATCCAACAGCTTCTTGGCGTACTTCTTTGTGAAATTACCGCCTTTGTCGTTTATTGCCTCTGTCTGGCTTATTTCGGCTGCCGTGTTGCATCTTTCTTCAAAATAAGCAGCGAACCAGGTCATTACCTTCGGAACATCGAGCGATTCATAGAATATGCCAAAATCGCCGTTGATAGCCGAGTTAAAAACAAAATTGATGTCGGCAACCGTAAGTACTGCATACTTTGAAACAACGCGCTCCGCAATTGCATCAATTTTAGCCTCGTTTAATGGGCGAACTAAATTTACCAATTTCGACATCTGGATTAAATGCTCTTTAATCAAGGCTTCGACCTTTTCGTGGCCGTATGCTGTCTTTAGTTTGCCAAGTGTCGGGTAATCACCAGCCACCTTCAGCACATCGGTAACCGAACGTACTGCTTGCAATTCTTTATTCAGCACATTAGGCAAGCAGGTCGCGAGCGATCTGAGCGCGATAGTCGGCACTGATGCCCCCTGAGTTGACGGAACTACGTTTGATTGATGTTGTGATTTCATTGAATTTTTTATTGATTACCGTAAGTGAAAAAGCATTGTTTTTATACCAGTCGGGCAGCTTGCTGATCAAAGCTTCAAAGGTTTTTATTATCTGCTGATCAGAGTCAACCCCCAAACCTTCTATTTTTTTGATGATTGCCGCCAGAGCCACCCCGTCCTTTGCTGAAAAGGCATAAGGAAAGCCTGAGTAGTCAGAGTAGCAAAACTCAAATACTCCCTTGCATGCCGAAAAAACAGACCGTTTGTCACTTTTGCTTTCGGTTAGTTCAACGCCCAGGGCAGTGGCCAAAGCCTCGCGCAATTGTTGCTTCGAGGCGTGTGGGTTTTTTAATATCCGGAGTAAATCTTCGCTCATAATTAATTGTCTGATATTTGACTAAATCCATTTGCTTTATTCCATGCCTTTGTACCTGCGTTTTCAGCCGATTTTTGGAAGTTTGCTTCCAGTCCCCTGAATTGCCTGATCAGTTCGTCGAGCTCATCAAGCGTGTATTTATTGAGCCGTTTCTTCAGGATGCTGCGGGCATCCATAAAAGCGTTAAACTTATCGAAGCTGGTGCCTTCATGTATGCCCGTGCGCTGTGCTATTGTCAGTACTATCGACCGTTTTTCCTTCAGCGCCATTTTTTCGGTTAATTGGCTCGATACATGTTCGATCTTATTTAATTGATTGACAAGATCGGTGAGTTCAAGATCGTAAAGTTCGCGGGTGCTTTTTGTCCGGCCTTCGGTAAACGAATAGACGAGCTCGTGTCTGGAATCGGCGTCGAATCCTTTTTTAGTGAGGATAGCCATCAGTTGGCGGTGTTTTGATTCGTTCATATCATTCCTCCTGCATACGCCTTCCAAAGTGGGAACTTGGCTTTATCATCAATGTAATAATCGGCATATATCTTTCGGCAATTTGCTTTGTCTATAAAAGGAGCTTCGGGTAAATTGTCATTTATGGCATCAAACTCAATACCGTGGTTACGGCAAAACTCAACGGCCTCGGTAAGGTATGCACGTTCTGGCAGGTCGGTTCTACATGTCCATAATATGAGTTTGTGACCGGCTTCCTGAAAGTGTGAAATAGTATCAAAAGCCTGTGGTATCGGGTTCCCGATCTCAGGGAAACGATCTTCAGCTATCGTTCCATCAAAGTCGATTGCTAGTATCATGCATTTATAATTTTATATGGGTGAATGTCGTAATAACAGCCATTTGAGCTATTCATTAAAAGCCCAGATTCGGGACCTAAGAAGCCAAAAGAAAGCATCCATTTTGGCCGTTGATGAAATAAGTCGCCCTGGTGATGTTTCTTATTTGGTTCGGTAATCTCAAAAACGATATCCCGATCGAACCAACCTTTATATGTCATGCAACCAGATGTAAGCAGGAATGAAGTGCGATCTTTACCACTTTCAAATCCTTTAACCTGATCGCCAACGTTTAATGTATTTCCGTAGATGGTTACAGGAGCTGCATATATCAGCGTCTCACTTCTGTTCTCAAACCCGAAATAGTGCATACCATATTGGTAGCAGCTTAAGACATTTTCGATAATTCGGTATACTTCAGCCATGATTTTCGATGATTATTAATTAAAAATCTAAGTCGTTTGTGAAAAGTAGAATCGGAGTTTCACCGATCATATTTTCACGAATTGAAACTTTGTAAGGCTCTGTTTCAAAGTCGTTATCTTCCCACATACTGATGACTTTTTTATCCCATTCCGATTCCGGTATTTCCTCTACTGAATCAATTGATGTTTCTCCCATATCATCAAACATTGCTTCTTTTGCTTCATTTTCATCATGACCAGAGTAGCCATAATAAACATCTCCTGATGTGAATTTAAATACTTTCATTTTAATGGTTTTTAAGTGAATAAGTATCTTTCGTTTTCTACTATTATCGTTGTTGTGAAAGGAAACCCGTCTTCAGGAATCTGTTGTATCATTTCCCGCAAACCGCTGGACGAGGTGAATACGATGTGATTTTCGTCCTTAAACGATATTTGAAGTTTTAAACATTTGCTTGATGAGCCTTTAAAGCATTTTGAATCTTCAATTTTAAAATGATGAACTACGATTTCGCGGTTAAGTATTTTCGACATTTTTATTTTGTCGCCAACAAATGATTGTGATGTGATTTTTATATTGAATTGGTCAAAGCTTTTCATGCAAGCAATTTCTTTAAGAGGTTTTTACTGTTACAATGCGCTGCCCAACCGTTATAACTGGCTATCGACTTTGCATTTCTATTTTTCTTCAGCATTCGTGCAAAATTCTGTTTAATTGATTTTCGTAAAAGTGTGTGCGTATGAAAAAAGACATAGCCAACGAAGTCAATACCTCTTTTTTCGACCGGAAATACCTGATAGTTTCCCTTAACCGTCAGTTTCAAATTATCCTGAAGGTATGTCCTGATTTCAGCAAGTAAGCCGTGCAAATAAGGCTTGGAGTCGGAAAGTACCACCAGATCATCAGCATACCGGAAGTAATATTTAACCTGCTTTTCTTCCTTCAGCCAGTGATCAAAATAAGTCAGATAGAAATTAGCCAGGTATTGTGATAGGTAGTTTCCTATAGGCAACCCTGAAGTACTATCTATAATTTCATCCAGCAACCACAATAGGTCATTGTCTTTAATCTTCCGGCGCAGCAATTGTTTTAACGTGTCGTGATCAACCGAAGGATAAAACTTCTTTACATCCAGCTTTAAGCAATACCGGGTATTTTCAACATCGTTTAAAGCCCGTTTAACTGCCCTTGCGGCGGCATGTATGCCTTTTCCTTTTATACATGAGTAAGTGTCTGTTGTGAAAGTTGAGACAAATACAGGCTCCAAAATATTCATCACCGCGTGATGGGTGATCCTGTCAGGGAAGTATGGCAGCCGGAAGATGATTCGTTCTTTTGGCTCGAAGATCGTAAACGTTGTGTATGGCGATGTCTTGTAAGTTTTGTTCACCAACATTTCGTGCAGTTGCTGAATGTTTGCTTCGCGGTTTTTGTCGTGTTGAATCACTCCAGGTTGTTTTGCTTTTCCTTTCCGCGCAACGGCATCAGCCATCTGAAGGTTTTCGATGCTGCTGATTATATCGTACAAATTATTGATCCGTTTCATGCCTTTGCTTTTAAAAGATCGTTTTCACTTTCGTTACCAACGCTCTTGAAAATGTGTTATTTTTTGCCATGTGGGCAGGGTTTATGCTGCGAACTATGCAATTGCGCGAACTGACATTCGTATTCGTGTAGTTGTAATTCGAATTCGAATTCGAGAAACTGGAACCTGAAGACAAAACTGACAGCACTTGCAGCATACAACCTTATTTTATTTATTCGGAATACAAGAAGTAATCGACGTACTCAGCCTCAAATTGCTCTGCGATGTACCTGGCCTTTTCCGATGAATCGGTGCAAAGGCGCGAACCGACAGCCGTACGCGTGCAGTCGTAAGTCGAACCCGAACCCGAGAAACCGGAACCCGAAGACAAAACCCCAAACCAAGGGAAGTACTTATACTGATCATCATCACTCCAATCAGGCTTCCATCCATTATTAATCGCTTTGTAAATAATCATGAGCTTGTAAGCGGCTAATAACGGTTTTCTGAACTCTTCGGGGATCATTGACAGATCAGGAACGCTTGCCTGATCGATGTTCAACTGTGTGCAAGCATCTTCGAAAGTTTTGATAGTCCTGAAATCAAATTCGACGCTGTCTTTTTCTACATTTTTTGGTGTTGTAGTCATGTTCTTAGTTGTTGATAGTTAAAAATTGTTTGTATAATTCATTGAATTGCTTTGCGGCATAGTTGCTCTTTTCCTCAGACTCGAAGCAAAGGCGCGAACCGACAGTCGTAAACGCGGAGTTGTAAACCGAAGACGAATCCGAGAAACCGGAACCCGAAGACAAATTAAACCACGGCCAGTATTTGTACTGACTTTTATTGTCCCAGTCAGGAACCCACCCCTGATTAATTGCTGTCACAACAATTTTAAGTTTCTTATAGGCGGCTTCATCAGGTGTATCATTTTCCTGAATTACAGTTTCAGGATCAATGCCCAATTCCTCACAAGCATCTTCGAATGTTTTGATGTCATCAAAGTTTCGTTTCTTGAAAAATTCCTCTCCAACTGATTCTTCTAAAACTTTCCGACCCCATTCTGTTGATTCTATGTGGAGCCTTTTTACTTCTGATCTTTTAAGTTTTAATTTCATGATTTTGAATAATTATTGATAATTAATATTCGAATAGTTTGAGTTGTGATTTATCCTCTACCCTTTCAGGAGTGGGTGATTTGTCGTTTTTGTTCTTGTTTGATGAAACCGGAATGAAACATTTGAAATACCAGTCGTCATGCTCCCATGTATCAATTTCACCAATAAACTTGTCTCCAAAGTCTGGCGACCGTTTAATCTGGAAATTTGCACACTCATTTATCCTGGTAATTTCTTCGCTTATTTGCTGTCCCAGCCTGTCCGGATCAACAACTTTTAAAGTTTTCACGAAAGGGTTTAGATTATCTTCGGTGCCGCGTCGTGCGTGAACCGGCAATTTCATCGACCGTTTCTTTTTATAATCGGGAATACCCATAGGTTTGAACCGATTAATGAGCTTGATTCTAATCGTTACTTCCATTTGAATCTGTTATTTCTGGACCAGCATAAAAATCACCGTGAAGCTTACATTCTTTGATGAATATCACCTCTTTGGTAATCTTTGGTTCTTTGGTTGAATCAAACGATTTAATAATACGTTCTATGGCTTGTTCCTTTGCTTGGGAAGGATTTCCGGCAAAAGACATTCCTCTATAAGTTACGCTTGAGTATCGTACCGTTGCTGTCGGTTTTGGTTTAACCGTGAGCGTAATAGCATAAGGTTTAATTTCGGCTTTTTTGCTCATCATCGTCGGTTTCTTCGGTTTCGTCATCACTCTCAGTATTTGGCCTTGCTATAGGCTTCAAATTGGATGGAATCTGTTTGTTTAGATCATCCTCGAAGTATGGAAAAACATCGACAATGCTGCTTAGCGTAATGCTTGTCACTTGGTATGGAACCAGTATATAAGCAAGTCCTTCCTCAAGACGTTGGAGAGCCTGTTTAATATCATCGGCGGCAACCAGGAAGTATTGATTGATTTTTTTCTCTTTGCCAGCTTTTTCGTCAATGGTCACGATGGCAATCTTTGCTTTGTACCACCATTCACCAGTTTCGTGCGGGAAAATTTCAATGATGTTCGATTGCGAAATCTTCTTGACCACAAATTCGCCCCTAACCATTGTGCTAACCTGCTGAATTGCCCGTGCTTCTGCATCGGTATAAGTAACGGCATCCAACAAATAAACCTCACTCACTTTTCGTTCCCGGCCATCATCATCAATCTTGAGATAGCCAACTTTACATTCAAACCAATTTTGCATTTTTCTAAATTTTAAGTTGTTGATGACATTTTTGTCATTGAGCCGAATAGGAGAATCGAACTCCCGCCTCTCAGCCACTCCGGGAAAACACTCCGGCGGCCTAACGATCTGCCACTGATCCAATCCGGCAAATTTGCCCGTCTTTCCGGGCTGTCTAAAATGAATCTGGTTTCAATCAATCACGAAAAAACCTTTTGCTATTTGAAAATTTCAAAATTCGGTTCAAAGCCTTCAGGAAAATCGACCGATGTAATTGAAAGCTGTACCGATTGCTTTTTGCCTTGACCATCGAGCGTTTCGGCTTCGATAAAAATGGCCGAACGAACGGGTTTGTAACTCGCGCGGATGATCTCTACACCTTTGTAAAACTCATCGTTCTTTACTTTATCGGCCAGGTTCTGAAGGTCTAAAACCCGGTTGGGTTTCAAGTTGCCCTTTGCATCCTTTTTTAGTAGGTTGTTAATCATGTCAACCAATTGCGCGCTGTTTTGGTCAACCGCAAGGCCGGTAATGTATTCGCGAATGATCGAAATTCCCGCATCCAGGGTGTCATCAAATTTGTCGATCACACGCCACCCGATTGTGATGTTGTTTCCATCCTCGTCGGAAAACGTATGGCTCTGCTGACCCGACTTGATGCCGTATAGTTCCTGTTTCAGGCTGATGATAGCGGCAAACGAGCCGTAAACGTTGGCTTTGGCAAGGCTTAACATGTTTGATAAGCTTTGAAGTTCAATAATCTGTTCGCGAACGGTTTGGTTGACCAGCGATTTGTAGCTCGCACGCTCTGAGTTCAGTTTGTTTTGTTCGGCCAGTTTCTTGGCTGCAATTTTTTGCTCAAGGGCTTCTAGTTGCTCCGGTGATAAGTCTTCAATTTCGATGTCTTTCATTTTTTGTTATTTTTAATAATGTTGATAATTGATTCATCTATAAGTTTTTCAAAAAATTCTTTGGCTGGCTTTTTCGAGCCGTCGGAGAGTACCACGTGTAAACGGGAAACTGTGACCGGCTCGCATCGGTTGTGGTATTCACTTCGCCACTCTGTCACATCAGCCATTTGGGTTTCATATCCAACTTCTTTAAGTAAATCAGCTAATTGTCCGTCGGTAAGGTGTAGTTGAAGTATCATACTCGTTGTGTTTTTGGAATTGAAAGCTCCATTTCACACCTGTATGTATCATCAAATTTTCCATTTAACCGGTTTTCAATTACTTCCATGTGGTAACTTAAAATGTTTATTTCCCTTGCCGTTTCAGCAGAATAATCGCCTGATAGTTGTTTTGATCTCAGTACTTTCAACTTATCAGTACACTTGCTGAGTTCTGTGTTTAACTCCGATTGACATTCCCGTTTGCTTTTTGCTGATTTTTTGGTGTTTCTCATTTGCAAATATTTTTTCAAGTGTGCTTTGTGGTATAAGGCTGGTATTGAACATTAATCGGATGTATATTTCATCGTTACTTTCATTGCTGAAGTTGTAGCATACCCTCCATAGTTGGGTACTCCACCAGCTCCAGAAATAGGGTGATGCTAATATGCTCCTGAAGGTTTCTGTTGGCGATTGTTTCAGTGTAATACCACTCATAAGCTCACCAAATTGCGCCTTGAATACAGAGTACCGTGTGATCCGGTGTTGTAGCTGGTCGAGGTAATCAGCCCCGGAGTCGAAAAACAATGACCATACATCACGTTCTTTCAT